AGTTTAGCTTGCTCACTAAATGATTTAGATGCTATCTCACGTTCTTTTAATGATGCATTAGCCACTTCCATAGGATCAGGTATTTTGTTTTCATTAACATCACTAGGACCTGTCATACTACGCATAGCATTTATCTCAGCAACCTGAATCTTAGTTTGATTATTACTATCAACTTCATATTGTTTAAGATTCATCTCTTGTTGCTTCATCTGCATTTGCATTTCTAACTGTTGCTGTTGCATTTGTTGTTGTTGCTGTGCAGATTGTGCATCACGCTGTTGTTTAGCCTGCTCATTATTCTGTAACAACCTAATGATGTCCCTAGGATTGTCATTAACAATGGTGTCAATAATAGTAGACAAATCAGCTTTATCAGACTGAATAGCTGCCTGAGCCAGTTGCTTAAGCGTTTGAACAACTGCTTGATCTTTTGTAGCATTTGAAATATAAACACCGAATTCTGAGTTTTCAAGTTGTAATTCAGGTACATCTAAAAGTTCTATACCCATATCATCAAGTACAAACTGTACTTTCTTACCATCCCTGTAAGCCATTTTAGCACATTCTACAAGTGCCATATATACCCTACGTTTAACTTCATCATGAGAGTCAAATAAATACTCTGTAATCAACGCAGATTGATTTACTGAACGTTCTACATTACCTACAAGTTCACTTGTGTTAATAGAACCTAAACGTTGTGGTGATACACCACTGATAAATGCTACTTGAGATTTAATGTAATCTAAAGTTTGTATATACTGATTAATTTGATTAGCTAAACTTAAATCAATAGATTGAAACTGATTAAAGTTTGATAACTTACCAGTAGCTACACCTTTTTTACCTTCTTCAAAGCTGTTAATAAAAGCTATCTTCATAGCTTTCAAATAATACATCCAGCGTTCAATATCCATACCTTCAGACCTAGGTACTTGAGCTAAGTCCATAAGGAATATCCTACCTTGATCACTAGCAAATGCTAATTCTAACCTGTAAGATATAATGTTGTATAAATATTGATATGGTTTAATACGATCTAACAGAGATACTGATACACTGTTAGTAGCATTATAAATTAAACCTGTATAACCTAATTTACAATAGTATGGGTTATCCATACGTCTACGTTGATTAGGTTTAGGTTGTACATTTACATAAATACTATCACCAATCTTAATACCCTCCCATGCTTCATTAATCCAAAACTCTTCAACCTTAGCAGTATCATTAAAACCTTTAAATACTTTAATATCAAAAGATTCATCTACAATTTGTTCAACAGGTAACCCTGTTTCCATATCTAAATATGTCAAATGGTAAAGCTTTTTAAATGATTTCCATTCTACACGTACTACACGTAATAATTCAGAATTAAATGAACCTGCAGTAGTGTTAATTGTTGAGAAGTTTGATAAACCTGTATCAACTACACCAGCTGTTTTATCTAATGTAAATGTAGGACTGTTATTAACTAAGTTATAACCTGATGTAAAACGTTTAGATAATGCTTCAATCTTCTCAACTTGTTCAGGTGTTAAATCACTACCAAACTCATCAATAATACTAGCAGGAGCTAACATACGTACTTCTACTACAGCTAAAGCATCATCTACATAATCTGTATCACCATCAAGTATTACAGTAACGTTTAATGGGTTACAACGTCTTAGTGTAACATCATCATTAGATATACCTGTCCAGTAAATTTCTTCACCAGCTATTAAAGCATCTTTCCATCCCTTTTTAAATATCTCTTTGGTATTTAAATTCTTACGTAAAAACTTAAGTATCTTATTAGCTTGTGACTCTATAAGATCTGTAATGTTATGCTTTTGGTATTTAACAATTTGTTCTGGGGTGGGTGGAGGATTGTTAGGATCAATAGTACTTGGATCAATCTCACCCATTAGTTTCTGCTGTAATGCAGCTACTATAGTATTTTTTAACTGTTCTTGTTTACGATTAATATCGCTTAAACTTTCTGAAACTACTATAAAATTATCACCCCTTTTAGTTTCTTCACCTATAAGAAGGTTAAGAGAAGGAGATGCAATATCATAATGCTGCAGTGTAGCTGGGAATTCATTTTCTGTAAGCCCTAAAGGATTACAAACATATTCTAAGTCAGCTTTGTTAAAACGACCATTAAACAGGTCATAGTTAATTTTTTTATTATAATTGGTTGTACGGTTAGATGCTACAGAACTGTATGACATACGTTCAAAGTAGTCCATAGTATCTTTTTTCCAATCATCATCCTTTTTCTTAAAAGGTAACTTTTGTATAGGTAAAGCCACTTTTCTTTATTATTAAGTTAGTATTTAATTTTATTGTATGTATTTTTTTGAAACAAACGCTTTGAAAAGAAAGGGTCCATTTCTAAAATAGTTTTAGGTTGTGTTTCTTCCAAATGAATTTTATGTAATTCTTTGGATTGTAATATACATAACATAAAAGCTATAACTCTATCGGTGTTAGCTTGTCTGTCATATGTAATTAATTCTTTAAGCAGTGGTATAGATTTTATAGTATGTAAATTTAATATTTTTTTTCCATCTATATCCTCACGTTCTTCATATAACCATTGTTTTAAATACAATTCACATTGATCTTTAATTTGTATAGCCATATGAATACCATATCCCCTGCTTACTTTTGAATTAGTAACAATATCCTTAATTATCTGTGGTTGTTCACACAAATAATGCAGGCTGTTCTTCATTTCAAAATAACCTTTTAAACCTTTAAGCTGGTTTTCATACAAACACTTAGCATTGTAATATATGCATAAACGTCTGCATGTTTCATAAAAATCATCAGCTCTTTCAGGTCTACCTGTATACTCAGCTACAATATGATCGTAGGTATGAGCATTAGTCATAAACCTTTTATACACAAAGAATGAACCTAATGATTCACTGTGTTGTGCTTTATCTTGATCATATGGGTCACACCCTGCAATATACAACCCAAATGGTGGGTTATCTACAGGATCCTCATACAATACAACACAACCCTCTTTGTTATCTGACTTCTGCAAAGGATAATTTATGATATCCTGCAGATCTGGGTTTATTTTAGCTTTAAGCTTGTTATTTGTATCAAAGTATAATTCAACTTTCTTTTTATCATCTCTTAAAGAAGGTGTAGTTTCAAGTTTAGCTAACCATTCATTCATCTCCATACTTGAAAATACTGTACCTGCGTTCCTTAAAAAAGATTCACTAGGTGTTAATGGATACTGTGTTATAGCATCCTGTAAAGCCCTACTATCATGCCCTGATCTTTTAGCTTCACGTAAACTCATAATTGATTCTAATGCTAATTCCTGATCAGAATTACCATCCATATCTACCATGCGTTTATTTTTGTATAAACCTAACCTACCACGTGTAGCTGGTATAAACCAACCACAACTAGTATGTGATTTACCATCTTCCCACACATTTGTAAACTCTAACAAGTTATATTGTTTTGGGTTATTAAACATGTATGCAAAGTCTGCTGTACCACCTTCCATATCACCACCAGTACCAAATACAATAGGTACACCTATCATATTCTCACCATCTTTCCAGCACGGCTCTGACATATTATAAGATTCTTTTAGGTTTACTAAAGTACCAGCTTCTTCAAATATAAATACACTAGCACTCAAACCAACAGATGCAAATGGGTTATCTTTAAATGTTAACTTAGTTACTTCAGACATGTAACCACGCCACACTTTAACACCATCTACAGATGCTTCAAACCTGGACTTAACAAAATCCTTTGTATCAGGATTACGTTGTTTACGCCATTCTGTGTTGGCATTTAAAAAGTTCATATTGTCTAAAACCATGTTCATTGTGTTTGTAGACAAACGTTCTAAATAAGCACCTATAACACATTTAGAATCTCTATAAAAATTATATTCATGTGTCATTAATGCAGCATTCTTATAACTAAACCCAGTACGTCGTGGTTTAGAAAATATAAGACCTTTTTTTAATCTTCTGCACGCTTCAACTAAATGAAAATAATCATAATCAATATCCAAAAATCTTGGGAACTTCATTTTCTTCCTACCTGTAGATTCATCTTCAGCTTTAATCTGAATATAATTCAAGTAAAAATAATGTATACCTGTTATACTAATCCCTTTTGAATTAGTTACACCAAACCTACATTTCCTATCTTCTTCTACCCAAAACTCTTTATACTGAGGAGTACCTTTAGGTAAATCTGTATAATACCCTTTTTGTTCAAACAGTATTGCTAACTGTCTAAACTCATCGGTATTCTCAAACTTATCTACCTGTGGTACATATTGTGTATTAGATGACATATTTACAATTCAAACATACTTGTTTCAGCACCACCTCTGCGTACTGAATTTTCTTTTTCTTCACGCTTTACTTTTTCTTCAAGCACATCCAAAGAACTAATATTGTCACCTAATACTTTGCCAGCATCAAGTATAGACTTAGCGGTTTTAATCTTGAGTTCTAATTCTTCAATCTTATCAAACTCTATAGAGTCAAAAAATATCTTTATTTCATACAATACCCTTCTATAAGATTCTAATAAACTCATAGATATGGTTTTGTTAGGGTTGGGTACAACACCTTTTTGACTTTCTTCTACTTTTACGCCCTGTTTTTTACTCATAAATTATTTTTTCGTATACTCTTTTAAGTGCTCTGGCACCAATATGTCTACTCTTTCTTTTTCATTATACCATTGAACAAAAAAATGCATAGCTTCTTCTAATGCCCTGGTTCTAACGTCTAAATCTTTAATCCTATTTTCAAGGTCAATTAAAGCTACGCTTAGTTTAAATTGCTTATCGAAGGTATGCTTTTCAATTATGTTTTTTTCTTCAAGTGTTTTATTTTCTTCCATATTATTCCATTGTTGTTAATGCTTGATGTAAACCTTTTGAAAAACGCTCTACAAACTTTTCATCTTTTGACAACTCATCATATTCTAAATAATCTAAAACAGCATGTGTCAATTCATGTAAAAATATAGTTTCTTTTTCTTCTTTAGGTAAACTACGTTTAACCTTAATAATACCCTTAATATAATCAAACTCACCCCTATGATCTTGCTTACTAATTCTCCATGGTTGTTGTATAACCACAGTCTTGCCTAGTATTTGTAATTTCTTAGGTATTTTCACAACTATTTTTTATTTTTACTTTTAGATGCAAAACCTTGCACCATAAAAGTTTTATTAAGTATTATATTTTTAACAGTTTCATATGGTGTATTAACCTTATATGCTGTATTGTTTAAATCATGTATAACACAGTACTTCTTAACATGTTTACCTGTCTTACCATCTATAAACTCCTCAGCAGTTATTTCATCAAGGTTAAATAACTTTTTAATTTTATCGTTCTTGGTCAATATCTTTGGTTTAGAAGTTGTTGACTGAACATCGCTTATTATTTCAAATTCATGCAACCTCATAGTATTTACTTTTATATCACCATTTACCTAAAGGACAAGAAGAGGTTGGTGATTTGGTTTTAGCAGGTAAATAACAACCACACCCTTTGTATTTATAACCTGGGGATCTTTGTTCCCCATTATACATGAACTTAGTTAAAGCATACCCTTCCTTATTCTTAGAACAAAAGTTACCTATGTTTAAAGAACAACGTCCACACAACTGCATCCTTGTATCAGCTAACCTAGTTATATCAACAGAAGGACTACTGAGGTGATTCTTCCACCCCTGTATTATTTCCTTTATTTTTGCTTTTAACTCTGCCATCCTTATAAGCTATTAAATACGTTGTTGGTTTAAATTTACCTACATTCTTAATATGTACTTCTTTAACTTCCCTGCTTTCAATAGTTTGTGCAAGCATCTTAAACTGGGAGTCAATTATTTTTTCAAGCTCAAATTTAGTTATCCCAAATTCAGCTTTCATTTCATTTAATATATCATCAATTAACGGACTCATCTAACTCTACAAACTTAATAGTTATAGTCTTATCGTCATGCTCCAATGTATAATTAAAACCTACATTTTTATTACGATACTTCCTAAAACCCATTGTAAGCTCATTAAGTACTTCTTCAAAGTCTTCTTCATTAATCTTGCTGATCCTGAATTGTGTTATTTTCATCTGCTATAATAAATTCAAAACTCACTTTCATATCATTCATAATGTTCAATATAGCTGGATTAATATAATACACCCTATTGGCATTAGGCTTATCTAAAAGTACATTTTTATTCCTTAATCGTTTAATATAATTATTAGTCATGAACTTATCCTTATTAAGCACCTTCCTAATAATTTCCCTAGTGTCAATGTTTACCTCTATCAAACCATTATTCATCATGGCACAGAGTATATCCATTTCCAATTCTGACAGATTCAAATTAAAATTTAAAACGGTCAGCATAGCCTTAAAATAATTCTGGCTATTAACTGGTATTTTATATTCCATATTACTTTTACCCTTTTAATGTTAAATATAACATATATTATTATATCTTACAAATTTAATATATAATAACACATGTTATATAACTATCCCTTATATTTTTTAAGATAAAACATACCCCTGCAGAAACTGCCTTTTTTGACTTAATGTTACCACTAAGCGATTTTAACCTTTAGGATTATAGTAGATCAGTATTTAGCCCTAGGTCATTTAAACCTATCTGGAAGCTTTAACCCTGTTAATTCAGGAGGGTACCTTTACCTTGTGCTCCAGCTATCTACCTTTTTCCTTATAAGGTCCTTTTTGTAAGGTATTGGGGACAACCTCAGTATTATTTATACCTACTAACCCAATGTCTGACCTCTTAACTACCTTTTGGCCCTCAGAGGTGATGTTAACAATGTTAACCCTTACCATACTATTAATATACAATAAATTTTGATATATGAGCTATAAATTATTAAAAAATTATTCAATGTTATGGCTAAAGTCATCAACCCC